ACCGGTACTTCAAGATCATCTATTTACCGGCTTATGGACGAGGGTGAATTTCCTAGACCTTATCCTATTTTTGGCCGTGCTGTTGGTTGGTCCGAGACCGAGATAAACCAATGGATTGAAAGCAAGTTTAAAAGAGGTGATAAATGAAACCAATCAATGACAATGTAATTGTTAAGCAAGACGACAAAGAAACCAAATCATCCGGCGGCATTATACTATCAGACAACCAAGCGGACAGGCCGGTTGAGGGCGTTGTTATCGCTGTCGGTAATGGCCGGACGCTACCAACAGGTGAGCGGTCAAAGATGACAGTCAAAGCCGGCGACAAGGTGCTGTTTGCAAAACACGCAGGTAGCGAAGTTAAGCATGGCGACGAAAAGTATTTGGTCATGCTTGAAGATGATATCAAAATTATTTTAGGAGAATAACATGGCATTAAAAGCATTTATTAAAGATTTGAGCGCGGTTGATGAAGAACAGCAAGCACTTTATAAGAAATCAGATAATGGGTTTGTTCTTGATGTAGACCCAGTTGATGGCTTTGATTTGCAGAACGTAACAGCGTTAAAGAACTCACTGCATAACTTGCGTGGTGAATACGATGTGGCTAAAACCACTTTAAAATCATTTGGCGAACTTGATCCAAAAGATGTGATGGATAAACTAGCGCGGTATGAAAAGAACAAAGACCTAAACCCTGAACGTTTGAAAAAAGAACTCATGATTGAGGCACGTGAACTGGTTGGCAATGAGTACGAGACCAAGCTTGCTAATTCAAACAAGACCAACGCCAGCCTGAAAGCCGCAGTTAAAAAGTCGGCAATGTCTGAAATTAACGGAATGATTGCCCAAACCGGTGCCAATCCTAAGTTTTTCCAAGGCCACATTAATGATGTTGTTGATGTCGAGTTTACTGATGATGGGTATGACCTTGTGTTTAAGGGACCGGATGGAAAACCACGGTTTAATATTGACGATGATGCCAAAACTTCACCATTTACCGCAAAAGACTTAATAAATGAGTTGCGTAATGATGACGATTATGGTCAAATATTCCCGACAGACGCAAATTCTGGCAAAGGTGGCCCTAAGAAGTATGCTACCGACAAAGAGGGCGTCAAATACATTTCACCAGCCGACAAAGGCAATTATCAGGAAGAAATAGCGGCGGGAACGGTGGAGGTAAAATATTAAAGTTGGTTCGGTGAACTAACAATTGGCCTGAGGTTCGGGCAAGGCTCTATTATTTTGTGGCCGATCGACGGTGTCGAGTTTAACTAAACTTGATTAAATCGTGAGGTCACAAAATGTCAAATACATTAAATCCAATTCTTGATAAAATAATCGCTCGGGCAAATCTGTCATTGCGTCCCAATCTTAACTTCATTATGCAAGCCAACCGCGACTATAAAGCCGAGGTAGCGCAGAAAGGTGACGTTATTAACATTCCACGTGATGCACCATCCGAAGCGACCGACGTTGTACCGTCCGGTAATCGTGACGATGATTTGCCTGAAGACGACTTTGGCAATGACCAAATGCGCATCAACCAGTGGAAGGAAGTTAAATTTTCATTGAACGACAAAGAGCGCCGCAATATTGATGTGCAAGCTCATTATNTGCCNATGGTTATNCACTCTAAAGTTCGCGCCCTTGCCGAAGCCGCTGAAAAGTACACAGCAAATCGTTATGTTGAGCTTTACAATTACGTAGGCACAGCTGGCACAACCCCTTTTACTACCAATCAGCAAGGCGTTGTTGATGCCAGTAAGGTATTAAACGACAACCACAATGAACACGCAAACCGTGCGTTCTTAATGGACACCTCGGCCGAAGCCAAAGCGATGATGCTTGATATTTTCTCTGACGTATCAAAAGCGGGATCAACCGATGTTAAGGTTAATGGCGCATTAGGTCAAAAGTTTGGTTTTAACAACGTTGTATCTACTTTTATTCCAACGCATACAACTGGCACAGCCGGTACAGTCTTAGCCGCAGGCGCACAAGCAGCCGCCGATGCTACTACTGTTGATGCTGATACAGGCGTTTCAACTACCACTTTAGATGTTGACGGCTTATCCGGCCAACCGATTGCGGGTGATAAATTTACCATCGCTGGTAATACTCAGCAATATGTTGTCGCTAAATCCACAACCATTAGCACCACCGCATCAACATTAACTATTAAACCAGCCATTGCCGCTGACGTTGCTAACGATGCCGCCTTAACATTTGTGGGTAATCACGTCGCTAACGTTGCAATGCACAGTCGCGCTTTAACATTCGCACAACGCGAACTTGAGCATGACTCAGTAACCAATGTGCACATCAGCCAAATGCGAGACGCTGTTTCGGGTTTGTCTTTAAGACTTGAAGCAGGGCGCGCGAACAAAGCTGATGTTTATTCAATGGATTTATTGTATGACGCTAAATACGTTAACCCTGAATCTGCTGTTATTGTTTTAGGCTAATAGGAGTATTTATGTCAGTTTTAGAAACTGTAAAAATCACTGATGGTGATTTAAAAATGGTGGTCAATAAGATTGATTTTGAAGCCGGTCAGTATGACGGCTTTGAGATTGTTGGCTCAGAAAAACAAAAGTCTGAAAAGACAGAAGCTGAAAAGATTGCAAAACTAACGGTTGAAAAGTTAGTGGAAGCAATTGATGGTTTTGACGCAGATGGTTTAATTGAAGTGCTGGAAGCTGAAAAGGCTGATAGAGATAGAACCACCGCAGTCGAAGCAATCGAACAGGCTATTGAAGATTTAGGCGACGAATAATGGCCGCCGTTCCCACTTTCCGTATTAAGCACCGCGTCACTAACGAAGTTATGACCGTGAACCAGAGTGATTACCATTCTGCGTTTGCGGTTGGCAGTGGCCGCTTTAGGGCTATAAACGCCGGCGGTGATTGGGAAATAGTGTCGCAAGATTATAGCGGGGGTGACGAGGGCTATCAAGAATCGAAAAAGATGATTGATACCTTGGTTAATCTTGAGCTGAAACGCGAAGTCGATGGGTTGGGTAGAAAATGACCATTATCGTACCGCCAACTCAAGACGCTAACTCATTCACTACCCTTGCCGAGGCTAATGATTATCATGACAACCGATTGCACAACTCTGAATGGGGATTGGCTTCGGATCCTGATAAGGAAACTGGCTTGATTATGGCTACAAGATTATTGCGTCAATTCAACAACCTTTGGGTTGACGACAATATCAGGTTAGGCACAAGCATATCGCCAGATTATCTAATTCAAGCGACCGCTGAATATGCTTGGTTGCTACTAATTAAAGACACGACCAGAGAGGACGGAACCAAGGGCTTTAAGTCTTTATCTGTTGGCCCTATTAGTTTAGCGGTCGATAAGTACGACAGAACAAAACAAGTGCCGTCTGCTGTTTTGGACATTATCAGTCCATATCTACGTAAGCAGGGTAACTTGCAGGTGGTGAGAGGGTGAGTTTATCCGCAATATTTGATGATGCAGTTGACTCCGCATTTGGCGCGGTCGGTGACTTAAAGATTCCCGTTGTTGTTGCTTGGTATGGGGCGCAGACTTACAACCCAACTATCGGCGAATATTCGGCCACAAGATACCCGGACAGCCTTGACGCTGTCAAGTATGGCTTTGGCCATCGCGAGGTTGATGGTGATGTTGTACTCAAGGGAGACGCTAAATTTTTAGTTAAGCAGGTTGATTTAAGTAATCCATATAGAACTTACACTGAAGTAGTCGAGGGTACCAAAACATGGGATGTTGTAAACGCTGAATCAGTACCCGGCGATTCAATCGTGACCTTTCATGTGAGGCTACAAAATGGCTGACCAAAGAGACGTTGACGTTATTATCGAGCAGACATTTATAGCCGGCTGGAATGCAACGGTTGATTATTACTTTGCCAACGCTCCGGTGCCGAACACAATGCCCGGCACTTACATTAACGTGCTTAGTTATCCCGGCAGCCGAACCAATATAAGTCTGGGCTCGAAGATATGCCAGCGTAACATTTGTTCTTTAATCGGCGAGGTACGTTATCCAAAACACATTGGATCGGGCCCCTTAATGGATTACGCCGAGGAGTTTGGCGCCATATTTGAAAACAAAACAATTTCAGACGTTCATTTTCGTGAAGCTAATATCACACCAACACCAACACCAACACATTACGGTTACAACGTGCTTATTCCTTACATTTGGGATTCATACACATGATTAACATGGACTTAGACCAGCGCGGTATTGCTTACGTCATGAACGAGATGGAACTTTCGCTTGGTGAATTTGTGCGAATCATAGCACTAAAAGCTTGGACTTCACTGATTATTAAAACACCGGTGGGAAATCCAACCTTGTGGAAGTCGCCTTATGCACCGGCTGGCTATATCGGTGGCCAAGCAAGACACAGCTGGAATTTACAAGCAGTAACAGCAGATAAAAGTTTACCGCAATCGTGGAACCCCGGACTACCGGCAACCCCCACGTTGCGAAATAAAGATTTTCAGGCGGTTTATGTAACGAGTTCGATTCCTTACATGGAACCTTTGGAAGATGGTCACTCAACTCAAGGGATGCACATGATGAAGCGAACAGTGAGTGAAATTAAGTATGAATTTAACAGCATAGGATTTTAAATTATGAGTGATAGCAATAGAATACAAATAGCATACGTTAAAGAGTCCATCCGAGGCATTACGCCAGACTCACCTCTCGAAGTTTTAAACGTGGCCAGTGAGTCATTGGTCGGCAACGCGTCGAGTACACAGTCAACAATCGTACAGGCAAGCGGTAACCTCAAAGATTCCATCCGGACTGATTTTCAGCCAGCGGGCGGAATTAATACTGAGCTTGGCTTTGACTTTAATAATGAGTTTATTGAGGGCGCGTTTCGTTCGGCCTTTGGTACGCCGGTGTCAATATCAGGTATTACATTTGCAATGGTGCCAGGTTCGCCCATAACTATTACCGATTCAGGTAGTGGTTTGGCAGGCTTAACAATCAATGACATGATTTGGGTAACAGGCTTTGCAGATGAAAATAACAACGGCGCTTTTGTGGTTACAGCATCGGCGGCCGGAACTATTGACGTTGTACCAGTTGACGCAAGTAAAACCGTAACATCAGAATCAGCCGGTGCGACAGTCAGCATTAAGACAACCCGAATGGCGAACGACAACACATCAAGCACGTTCTCAATCGAGCGTTTCTATTCTGACGTATCACACTATATGTCTTGGCTTGGTATGGAAGTCGACACAATGGCTTTAAGCTTTGGCGCAAGTTCGCCGGCAACTATTGCGTTTACTTTTTTAGGTGAAAAACATCCGCCAATTACCGCAACTATTGGTAATGGTACGAGAACGGCGGCATCAACAAATCCGGTGATGGACACTGTTGACGGCTACTTAGGAACCTTACTTTCAGTCGGTGGCGCTACTTTAACTAATGCGGTGGGTTGCGTTACAAACGTTACTTACAACATCGCAAATGGTGTGAGAAGTGAGCAAGGTTTGAATTGTAAAACAATCGGTAAAGGTGATTTTAATCTAACTGTTAGTTTCGACATCGTGTTTAAAGATTTGACTTATTACAAAGCTTTTCAAGACAACAGCATTATCAGTCTAGCGTCTGGTGTCACTGATAGCAACGATAAAGGTTATGGCATAGTCATACCAACATTGAAGCTTACAAGCGCATCGGCACCATTGTCCGGCGCGAATCAAACCACCACCGGCTCGTACCAAGCGCAAGCAATCGGTTCGACGGTTGATGGTGATGTTTATACCGCCATTTTTTCAATTTTAGAGTAATTATTACAGGGGTTATATTATGTTAGATGATTTTATTCAAGAAACAGCAAACCGCGACACTTACAAGGCGTTTATGGGTGGCAACGGTGATTTTATTGAAGTCAAAAGCGTGACTGACAAAGACTTTGTTAATGCTCAGTCACGCCATAACAAGCAATACAAAACACAGCTAAAGAATCCAAAGACCACAAACGAAGCCTTGCAGCGGATCCTCGCGCCTTTGGTTGTGCAATTATTAGTGGACTGGAAAATGTCAGCGACTAAAGAAGCAATGGCTGAAAACTTGCCGGACATCAAGTGTAAGAAGCTTGACGATGACAATGTATTAATTCCGTTTAATGCTGAAAACGCTCGGGCTATTTTGACCAATCCAAAGTATTGGAACTTTTTACAGTTCATTTTGGACTGCGCAAAAGAACACAGTAACTTTGTATCTGACGATATGGAGGACGACGAAAAAAACTCCTAAGCCACTTTAATTATCTGCTCGACTATTCCGGCGAGCAGGGCGACAAGATGGCAATGGCCGAGAGGTTCGGAGTCATTGAAAAGTCAGAACCGCCGGAATTATACGCCCATTTATGGGGAGTGGTTAAAAGCGTACACATGGCAAGAGCGACAGGCTGGCAAATGTGCGCAAACATACCATTAGCAGAAATTGAAGTGGCTCATCGGGCTTACGGTTATGACGGTTCGCTGGATGAATTTATTGAATTGTTTCGGAAATGTGAGAAAGCTTTAAATGACAGACGCGACACTGAACGTGGTGGGAATAAAGATAGACCCGAAACCAGCTCGAAAGGGCGGGAAACAGGTCGAGAACTCACTAAACAAGGTAAGTAACACAGCCCGAAACGTTAGACGCGCTTTATTGGCCGCGTTTGCCGGTTTATCTGTTGGGGCTATCATTCGCGAATATGCCCAATTTGCACAAGGTCTTAAAAACGTGGCGACTGTTGCCGGTGCCACTGAAATCGAATTTGCCGCATTAAACAAGACCGCCAAAGAATTAGCACTTGGTACAAGGTTTGACCCAACTGAGGTAACCAAGGGCATGTACTCACTTGCCTCGGCCGGTTTAGCAGTAAACCAGATTATGGCTACGCTTCCCAACGTTTTAAACCTTGCCGAAGCCGCTCAAGCAGACTTGCGAACAACCACAGAACTCACAGTATCATCCATGGCGCAATTTGGCATAGAAGCAGAGGACAGCCAGCGCGTTGTTGATGTGTTCACCGCTTCGATTGCTAACAGTGCCACTAACGTTCAGCGTTTACAAGTCGCCATGGCTAACTCAGGCGCAGTCGCAAACGCCTACAATCAAGAATTTGAATCCTCTGTTGCGGTATTGTCTATATTGACCACCGCTTTTGGTAACGGTGAAAAGGCCGGCACTGGTTATAAAACCATGATTANCCAGCTGGTTAAAAGCCAGAAAAAACTAGGCATTGAGGTAATTAATTCAGCTGGTGAAATGAAACCCCTGGTTGATATTCTTGACGACCTAAAAGCCACAGGAATGTCCACCGCTGACATCATGCAGGAACTTGGAACCGAAGCGGGGCCAGCTTTAGCTATCTTAATGACCGAGGGCTCAGAGGGCGTAAACAAAATGCGTGACAGTCTTTTGTCTACCGGACAGGCAGCGAAAACAGCCAAAGAACAATTTGATACGCTTGCAGGTGATATAAAAGGTTTTCGGTCAGCGGTAGCGGTTGCATTTGTTGAGATTGGCGAAGCGGTGGAGGGTGGTTTGCGTCCAGCAATCCAAGCCCTAACGAAAACCCTTATTGTTTTAATACCTCACTTAGCAACAATTATTAAGACAGCGACATTCTTAGCCAGTGCAAAAGTCATTGGCTTATTGATTACTCGTTTTGGTTCGCTGTCGGGAATTATCGGAGCGGCAACGGTTAGGGTAATAGCGTTTGGCACAGCAGTGAAAGCCGCAGCCTTGGCAAACCCCGGTCTATTGGCTTTAATGGGAGGTTATGCTGCATGGAAAGGAATAACCTCACTGATTGAAGATAGAAACGAGCGCATTAAAGAATTAAAAACGCTTTCAGATGATGCTTACGAATCATCCACAAATCTACTAGAAGCGCTTTCTAAAAACGACCAACCCACAGCTATTATTTTGGCAAACGAAGCGCTTGAAAGTCAGCTTGAAACGCTTACTGAGCTGGAAGCCAAACAGAGAACCATGCAACGGTTTACGTCCAGCGGTAGCGGACAGTATAGCCCACAAGTCATTACTGAAAATGAAGAGTACACCGAAACAGCCAACGCAATAGGTCGGGCGCAAATGGCTGTTGATGCTTTCAGGGATGCAATCGAGCTGGCCAAAAAAGACAGCGGTGAGTTTGCTCAAGCTGTATCAGATATGGGCGACGCTTACCAAACAGCCGGCGGCATCATAGAAACATTCGGACTTAAACTGCCCGGCGTAATCAGCCAACAGGAAAAACTTGTACAAATAACCAGAGACAACAACACCGCTATTGATAAATGGCTTGAGTCTAAAGATGAGGAGCTGGCTAAACTAAAACAACAGAACGAATATTACGGACTGTCAAAAGTACAGATAATTGCACTTGAGGGCGCAAAGAAAAAAGGACTCGATACAGACGAAAAGCGGTCGGAAATGATTGACGAGATTACGGCGGCATTGATTAAAGAGCAAAAAGCACTTGATGACAGTAGTGAAGCACAGGAAAGTAAAAACAAGCAGGCAGAGGAAGCGCTTAAATTAAGAAAAGATTACATTGCCTTATCACAGCAATACGAAACCAAACTGGAACGCATCAACCGACTGACTGAGGATAACGCCAAGATAATAGCGGCTGAATTAAAAGCACAAAATTTTAGCAACGCGGCGCGAAAGGAAGCCGTTAAGTTGTTGGCTAAACTTGACGCTGAATATAAAAAAGTAACAGGAAGCACAGACGATGCGACGATAGCGGCTGATGAAATGGCCGACCGTTATGATGATTTGATTGACAGCTACGATGATGAAATTGAAATCCTCAACGCAGTCGGTGACGCAAAAATAAAACTATTGGCTATACAGGAATTAGAGCGAAACGATATAGACGTTACCGCTGATAAGGTTGCCGAGCTTATTAAAAAATACAACGAACTTATCGACGCTCAACAAACATCAGAACAGGTCAGCAGATCGTCCGGCAAAATTCAAGGCGCGTTCGGTTCTTTATTTAGCGGCGACTTTGATGGGTTTATATCCGGCTTTGACAGTGTATTAAGTGATGCCGCTGATAACTTTGGTGATGCTATTACTCAAGGTTTTCAAGATGGTTTTGCCGATGGCGGCGGAATATCTGGAGGCATAAGCGGAGCGGCCAGTGAGGGCGGTGGGGCGTTAGGTGCCGTGCCGGTAATTGGTTGGATTTACGCAGGAATGAAATTAAACGACCAATTATTTCAGGATGGATGGCGAGCTAATGACGCAGAATTTGAGGGGTTTGGTGAATTAACAGGATCAGCCACTTTAGTTCTTGATAGAGCATTGCAGGCGCTTGGACTTTCTGAGCGCGTGGCATCTATTCTATCCGGTAGTGCTATTCATGCAAGATTGTTTGGCCGTAAAGCACCTGAGATTGAAAATCAAGGCTATGAAATAAACACCAGCGGCGAGGGCAGTACATTCGCCGATATGGTTCGTGAGGGCGGTTTCTTTAGGTCAGACAGACGTTACACTGAAACAGGTGAACTATCAGACGAAACCCGACAGGCTTTTGATGCGATATTCAAAGTTGTTGAAACACAACTCCAAGGTGTAGCCGAATTGTTTGGAACCGAAATGGGCGGAATGGTTGACGCCACGTTCAAGCAAATCTACGATTCAGAGGGTGAATTAATCGAATCATTCAGTACATTCTTTGGCCGAGTTTACAAAGAATCAGCCGAACAGTTTGCCAGCCGGTTAGCTAGTGAATCAACTATTGCCTACCTTGATACTATGATTGAGCAGATAGTTGGCTCACTGCGTCCACCGGATGATTTAGGTGATGGTGGTACTGGTGGCGGTGGTCTGGATATTGGCGGTGGGTTGCGTGATGACAGCGGCAAACTAGCGGAATTAATCGGTCAAGTATCACTAGCTGCCGAAGCTTACCGATACAGCTCAGACGCATTATCCGAATTTACCGAAGCGGCGGTTTCGATGGTTCACGCAATGGTTGAGGGTGATGCCATTTTTGAAATGTTCGCCGATAACTTGGCAATAACTGAGGAACTTGGGCGCGCCGGTGAAACACTTAACCAAACATGGTCACGTTTATTAATTCAGAACGAACTATTAACTGAAGCGACCGGTGTGATGGGCATTGCTTTGGACTTAACAGCTGAGGAACTAACCCGATTTGCAAACGATATTACAGGCGCGGCTGGTGGATTGCCACAGGCGGCTCAGTTGTGGGAAACATACTTAACCGGATTTTACTCACAACAAGAACTCACTTTACACCGATTAACAGGACTGAATGAGGACGCGGCCAGGTTAAACGCTGAACTTGGCACAGACCTTGATTTTTCGACATTCCGAGAAGCCTTTACCGCGGCTCTACCGACCTTATCGCCACAAGAGGTGGTGACGTGGCTTAGACTTGGTGAAGCCTTGTATGGTGCCGACCAAGCAGCCAACGCACTGGCCGACAGCTCACTTGCCGAATCAATATCAAACTTTCGCGGTTTAGCTGACGATTTGTCAGACTCATACCTCACACTTTACGATAGATTACTTGATAATGAGTCAGCAATTTATAGCATGATTGTGGCTTATGACGGCAGCATAGCAGCCGAATCTGAAATTGCCGACGCACTGGCCAATAGATACGAACTTGAATTAGAGTACATCGAGCAAATTGGCAGGGCAGCCGAAAGCATTAGCGCAATGATATCAGGCTCGATTGAGGACATCCAGACCAGTCAAATGACTGACGAAGAGAAGTACGATTATTATTCTGGTCAAGCAGAACAGCGCACCGCTTCTTTGCAGTTTATGACCGACCCAGATGAAATAAGACGTACAGTTGGTGAGATAAATCAATACCAGCGTTCGGCATATGGTTTACTTAGTGAAGACCAGCAGTCTGAAATGGCTGACGGTTTTATCAGTTTCTTGGATGGCGTTAACACAATTGCACAAGACAGATTGTCAGAACTAGAAGCCGAAGCGACTGAATCAAGTGATAGATTGCTTACACAGCTTGAGCGTATGTTTACCGAGAATCAAACAGCCGAAGCGGAAAACCAAAAACAGTTTGGTGATAACGTGCAAAAAATGCAACAGGCAGTCGTTACATTTGACCAAGCGGTTGCGGCATTGCAAAACATAAACGTGAACGTAAATGTCCATCAGTCTCAGTATGAAGTGGGTGTGGCATGAATATAACAGTCAATCAACAGGCGGCCATATCAGCACCAATAAGACACCAAAGGTTTTTAGTTGAGATAGTGCTAGACAACTCAACACTAAGGCTTGCCAGCGGCGGTAACTTTGTGTTTAAGGGTAACACTTATGCAAAATCAGGCATTACTGTTGACCAAGTTAAAACCGGGAAAGGCGCTGTTAAAACGGCGCGAATCACAATACCAAATGAAAATTCTGTTTATACCCTTTTGGCCCTAACCGATACAGGGTTTCCTTATAAGCCAGTCAAAGTTTGGGAATATTACGGAACCACAAATCCCGCCGATGACGACCCTTTATTAATCTTTGAGGGTGAGATTTATGCGGTTCCTGAAATTGACCGGACTGCGGTTTTTGACTGCGCGACTGCGAAAATGAAAACCAAAATGATACCCGACTTAACTTTAGGGCCGCCGGAGGTTAACCATCTACCTTACAGCGGCCAAAGAATAATTATTGGCAATGAATCATACACAATCAAGGTTAACTAATGGCTTTATTTGATATTGACATACCGCTAAGTTATGAGACAAGCCTTGAGCCGGTTGGATCGCGCGAATTAACTGTCTTTGATGATTTGACTTATCACATCGAATCGCTGACTGATGACGAGATTATCGCCGGCGGTTTAATTGTTTGCAGACCCTTAACCGATACCGAAAAAACTACGGTTATGAGCTTCTATGACACCAACAAAAATATAGTGTTCACTTTCACCGACCCGAATGATGACGAGACATATTCACTTTACTTTATCAGCCCACCGCCAAAACCCAAAAAGATAGAATCAATGATTGGTCACTGGGAAATCCGTTTATCGGTTGCGGGTGTTAAGCAGGTGATTAGATAATGCCTTATCAATACGACCCAATGGCACCAGGCAAACCTGTCAGACCGCCAGACCCGACTCTACCGGACTGGGTACCGCCAACTCAAAACAACAACCCAAGCGGTTATGATATTAACTCAGTTGCTACATCGCTGGGTGAAAGGACGTTTACTTTATCACCGCATGGAACTTATGTGCCTGTTATATTTGGCCGTGATTTAGTTGGGCCGATAATTTCGTTAATTTATGAGCAAAATGTTTATCTGTATCTAAGGCTCGTTTGGTGTGTTGGNGAAATAGAAGAAATAGAAATGGTAACGCTGTCCGATGGAACTTCAGCACCCCAAGCAACTTGGACACATTACACCGGCACATCGAGTCANGGCATAGACCCAACACTTCAAAGCGTAATGGCGTTTGATGGTAAAACCTATGCTGATACGCTAACTAATGTTGGCCCCGATAAAGTCAACTTAGCTTATTCGGTCGTAAAAATTAATAAATCATTTTATGATAGCTTTCCTCGTTTTCGAGCCAAAATTAAAGGCTTAAAAATGAAGTCGCCGGTGCCAAATATTACCAGTTATGGAGAGGGTGGTGGTGTTGAGGGTTTTACGGTTGACGGTCGTATTATGACAGCTACCGACACAAATGCAGATGGGGGGATTGTGCCATACATTCGCTACGATGTTGATACGCTAATTAACGATGATTGGTACACATTCAAAATTGAGGTTTTAGAATTTAACAACCGTGGCACTGGTTCAGCCGCACCCGAATTTGCCGGCGTGCTGTTAAAAACAACGGTTGGCGGTGCAGTCACGTTTTCAATAAGTGGCGTCGGTGAGTTTACCGGTCATGCTAAACGCGCGACATACACAGGCTCATACAACGCTCTAAAACTACGTGTAACAGGTGGCAATGCCGGCGTTCAAATAAAATACATAGTGACCGCATGGAATAGCGCAGGGAATGAAGTCTTTGTTTATTCAGATACCGCCGGAATTGCCTTAAATCATTTATACACTGACCCAAAAATCGGACTTGGCTTAAAGTCAAACTTTGAAAGCTATGTTGAGTTAATTCACAGAAATCAAGAAGTATTAGACACAACTGGATATAGTGAAATACGGTCAGGAATTGGCTTAACGCTAAATCGCAAAAGGTCGATTGAGCAGGTCTTAGAAGTCATGCGGGGTTATGCCCGAACAAACGTGGCCAATAATAATGGCGAATTTGTATATTATCCTATGATGCCACTTGCGACCAGTTTCACGATTACAAACAGCGACATTTTGCCCGGCTCGTTTAAGCCCGAAATAAAAGACATTCGGAACGTGCCAAACATCGTTAGAATTTATTACACCGACTGGTATTATAACGAACAACGTGAGAACTATGTTGAAGTAGAATCGCCAGCTTTTACCAACGGCACAGAATACAAACGTGAAGCGGTTTACCGAATGAACGGAATTAATTCAAAACCGGCCGCACTCCGATATGGTTTTGACATTATCAATCAGCGACTAAGACAGTTCACAGCTAAATTTAAAACAAAACAATCGGCTTATGATAAATCAGAGGGTGAGACATTTACGCTAAACGTTGACCAGCTCGGTAACAATCCTTACAAAATGAAAATGTTGGTAAAGCGTAAAGTCAGCCAGACAGAATATGATATTTATGCCGAGCATGAAGTTGATACAATATACTCTAACGAGATAGCAGACTACGACCCGGGTAGTCCAACATTGCCCGGCGGTGATCCGTTCGTGGTTCCCGATGCGACCGGCTTAATACTAAACATGGAAAAGCCAGAGTTTCAAACCGGCATTTATATGTCAAGGCTTCGAGCCGAATGGACGGCCACAACATACGGATATAGCCACTCATACAAAGCTGTTTTGACTGAAAACGTTGGCGGCGCTATGGTTGACACTAAAGAAGTCAGCGGCCCTATTCATGAGATAGTTTTTAACAACATCCAGGAAAATATACAGTATAAAGTCTCTTTGACTGTAATTGGTTTTGGCGCGTCGGAATCAAGTGGAATTAGCCAGCTCATAACCCCGGCTGGTAAGGACTTTCCACCGACCGATGTGCCAAATTTTAAAGCGTCAAGTGTTTATGGTGAAGTCCGATTAACTTGGGATAACGCCTTAGACAATCGGTCTATCTGGTATTACTCATTACAGTATGGTGCTAAAGGATTTGAATGGGATGGCGCTGGCTCAAGTGTTTTAATTAAACGCATTGATGGTTTTGAATACATTACTAATCTAATTCCCCCGGGTGAATGGGATTTTTTGATTAAAGCAGTTGATAACGCTGAAAACGAATCAGTCAATGCCGCACGTGATAGCGGTGTTATCGCGTCAAACTTAGACCCATGGCGAATTATTGACGATGATACCGAGATTGGCATTGTTAAAGAATTAACAGCAATAGACAGCGCAGCGGCGGCGGTCACAATGGCATACCAGCCCACCGACAGAGTTATTTATCAAGACACTGGTACTGTTATGCCAAAAACATACAAAGCACCATCAGGCAGTTTGTTTTACGTGCCACAAGATGCAATTACACCGATGACATCAACATTCGCTTCTACGTTTGGTTATGCAATGTCAACATATACAAAC